TAATTGCGGTTTTGCCCACACCGTGACGACCTTGCAGAAGCACGTTTTCACCTTCTCTTGCGTATGATTTCAAAGTCTCAATATTAAGCATAATTTACCCTTCCAAAGTTATCAATGGTGTCCTCATACCATACCCATATGGACATGTCAACTACTTTTATCATGTCATAAGAAAAAAAGGGCCAATTGGCCCTTTTTTCAGAATGTGTAGCGATCACTCATGATGGTATTTTCCATCATTTTATAAGGCGTGAACTCTTCTGGATCAGCGCCCAGAACAGCGGCCATGATAGCAGGCGAGAAACCTGAAACCAAGGCAACGCCCTTGTCATTTGTTTTGACAGGAGTGTTTTCGACACGACCATTAAGGTTCCAGAATACGATTGAAGGCATTTTATAGCCAGCTTCCGCATACTTACGCTTAATCATCTGCATAGCAGAGTCATCGTAACGAGTGCATTGGTCGAACTGCATATCTGAAAGGATCAGAATTGTGTCTGGCATATCCTCTTGGGAAACACCATACCTAGTTGCAGTTTTCAAAACTTCTGCGAATGCTGCATGAAGGTTAGTATTCATGCCCCAATCCGCACGACGAAGTTGATTGTAACGCTGTGATAGCGTTCCATTCAATGTTTGAAGTTTTGGTGTTTCGCTGAAAGTCAAGAACGTATTCTTGAAATCAGAAGTGCATTTACCGGAAAGGTAAAGACCTAGACCGATAGCGATTTCCATGCAAGTAACACCATTAACCCCTGAGCCAACGCCCATTGAGCCGGAAACGTCTACCAGAGGTAGAATTTTCGCGTCACCAACATAGTCAGGAAGAGCATCGAACTGTGCGTTAGCAACAGCTTCGTTACCGCGATAAAGTGACTTAACAACATCATACGGATATACCGCACCAGCGTTAATTTTCACTTTTGGGTCACGCTCTTCTTGTGGCTTTTGAAGCTCACGAATATATGCAGCATAATGCTCACTTGCATTGCGACCGAACGCCTTTTGATAACGTGCGGAAGCAAGTGAAGGAACGTGGGAGAAATTAATCGCACCCCATTCTTTTGCACACATTTGGCTCTCGACAACGTTGGTATTTTTTACCAACAGTTTACGGTATTCCTTTGGAGAAAGACCCATGTGCTTACGCAATTCTGCTGCAATTGCGCTTTTCGCGGATTTCTCACGCGGTGCCCACTTGGCAAACAGACCATCACCAGCCATTAGGCCATCGGCAAACATGTCAAGGGCATCTTTGCGGTTGATGGGGTCTTTATAGGAAAATAGATCGTCTACACGACCCAAGAAAGGAATTTTTGGCATAATGCGATTAGCCAAGGAAGGGTTAGAAGCTTCCAGAACTTCTAGAAGTTCACGGAAAACTTTACGCTCACCAGCACCACCGCGAACGTCACGCGCCCACAGCAACACACGAATGGCTTTTTCTTCATCTTCCGCTAGTGCGGCAGAGAAAATACCAGAAAGAGCTTTTCCGCCGATTGCACGTGCGGAACCAACACGACCGAAAAGGTCCAAAACCTTTGAATCGCTAGTAGCGAAGGCTTTCATGCCGTTTTCTGTGCGGCTGATTTCATCAGAAGAAAGTTGTGAAACTGCTTTTGAAAATTTTACCATTTTATATTCCTTTCAGGTTGATTTTGATTTTGAACACTGCTGCGTTCAACCTTGAGCATCAAGTTATATACGAGTCGGGGTCACTTGTCAAGTATTTTTCACTGTCGATGATAACTTTTTTCTTCACCATCTTGTGAAGCCCCGGATTTACTTTTAGACAATGTGGCATCATGACATTACGAATGTAATTGCGTGTTTTAGAATTGTCTTCATTTGTTGGATCATACTTATAGGCCATGTTATTTCTATCTGCCCAATTTTGCAATTCTGCTTTTTTGTTTAGCAGAAATGGCCTATAAACATTCTCATTCCTCTTGTATGGAATGGTTTTACCTGTTCCATTAAGACTAGACCAAATCCAAGTCTCTACACAATCATCTAGATGATGACCAGTTACAATGAATTTGTCTGGCATAGTATCAAACCATGCATAACGCGAATCGCGCCAATATTCTTCAAGAGATTGTCCTTTAAGTCGTTCTTTTTCAACATGGCCGATCTTAAATTCACAGTTATAAGTGTTAGCTTTACTAATAGCAAAGTCTTCCATAGACTGTGAAGTTGGGTCTTCTGGACCATGATTGAAATACAAGATTTCAACAGGGTGTCGCCTTGAAATGAAGTCAAGAGCAACTACACTATCCACACCCCCTGAGAATGCAATAGAAATTGTTTTCCCGCGAGGTAGGGAGCCTAGCAATTTAATCATGGTCCAGATTTCCCTGTTATGCGTTCAGAGGTTGAACGCTGATTCGCACACCAGTATTAGCATATTGATGCTTTAGAAGGTTTTTTGCTTCTTCTGGTTTGTTAGTAGTTTTAACAGCTACTTCAACGCCAGCGATGGTTGCTACAACTAGATGCATATCAATTCTCCTTCTGTTTCTTGCTTGGACTGTCTTTATAGTTCCGGGGAAGCGATTCGTCAAGAACTTTTTTCGCTGCCACGGTATAATTTTAAACCTCTATATTGTGAAATTAATCCTCTAGATACTCTTCCAACATGGCTTCTGCTTTTCAACTCCAATTCTATAAAAACTTCATAAGGTGTTTTTGAAAATACTATATCTCCATTCGGATATACCCAATCGAAAGTTTCTTTTACATATGAAGAGGAGTATTTTCCTACTTGATCGCTTTTATTTACAATATCAGGATCATATCTGTCGAATAAATACCAACCCTTTACTGACAATTTAGTTCCTTTGATAGCTTGATTTACCATAGACTTATTGCAGTGCAATAACTCAGCCATTTGTGTCTGATTTTTGTATACAATATCACCATTAGAATTTATCCATTTATATTCTTTAGAATCAAAATTATAGGCGTATTCTCCCATTCTTTTAATTTTATTAATAATAACATTCAAATCTACGTTCATCTTTTCTTTACCCATGAAGAACCATCCAGAAACGGAATAATATCTTCCGGTTATACAGCCAGTTATTTGAGTTCTTTTAGAACCTATCCTATGAAACATTTCCAATCGGGTTGCATGGATACATTCACCAGTTTCTATATTGATCCAAAAAAACTTATCCGATTTATATTGAGGACTTAACGTCCCATCTCCGCTCATTGATAAATTTTTATTTAAAACATCTTTATAGTTTCTTCTTATATGTTCAATCTCTGATTTATATAAATCAACAATATCTGTATGATACTCTATTACTTCACATTTTAAGTCATTTTTCCAAATTCTTTTATATTTCTTCTTATAGTTCTCAACCCATAAACCACTTCCGAAATATTCTTCGTCTATAGTTTCTGATTTCCACAGGTGCCTTCCTATATAAAATTCACCTGTGGAAATTCTTGTTGTCTTATACACATAACCAACTATTTCTTTATCGCTGCACATCTTTTTCTAAACATCCCATCTTTAATCTTATTAACATTTGTTTCTCCATTAGGAAACACATCATCAAATTTAACACCGATATAAGAATTAGCCCAATCAATGATAATTGATTTATCATCTACAATTACATGTTCGTAACCAAGCCGACCTCTTTCGTCACATTCAAAAACGTTTTTTAGATTTACAACGAAATCAATTTTCTGGGAAGAAAGATTGATTTCATCAAACATTTTTACTATTGTCTTTGGATTCATTTCTCCAAGCTTATGCCCATACATATGATATCTGGTAGCAAATTTTGCTATTTTAATCATCTTACTCGGAATTTTATATTTGTGTCCAAATTGTTCAACAAGCTCTACACCTTTAATATCATGACCATAATGTGCAGGAAATTTATCAAAAGTCGTCAGAGTTTTGCCAATGTCATGCATCAAGCATGAAAATCGGGTTTCAATATCATATCCAAAATTAGCAGCTTGAGTAAGAACCAACATGGTATGTTCATACGTATTTTTTTCAGGATGATAAAAAATTGGCTCCAACGAAGTCAACATTTTATAAATCTCAGGAAAAACTACATGTAAAGCATCCAATTCATATAGAGTATCAAAGAAAAGGCGAGGGTTTGGTTCCATGAGCGCACGGCTCATTTCTTTCCAAACTCGATCAGGTTGAAGATTTGAAAGAACACCTTTTTTCACCATCTTTTTTACCATAATACGTAGCTCGTCAGAAAGGGTCCAATCCGCGCCGTAACGCGCACGTAGACGTGCAACGCGCAGAACGCGCACCGGGTCTTCCATGAAAGCATCCGACACAGGACGGAAGATTTTATCTTCGATATCTGCACGACCACCATAAGGATCAAAGATATTACCAATGTCCTTATTTTTAGCGATTGCATTGATGGTCAGGTCACGACGAAGCAAATCCTCGGCCAGAGAAACACCGTCAACTTCAAATTGAAAGTCAACATAGCCTTCACCGGTAGAACGCTCACGACGCGCCAGAGCATATTCGTCGCCATTTTCATCAAGAAAAACTGGAAAGTCCTGCCCGACACGTTTCATTCCAAGAACATTTTCCATGTAATCAGGAGTAGCGCCTACGACCACATAATCAATATCCTTGGGTTCGATGCCCATCAGCATGTCCCGAACTGCACCACCAACCATGTAAGTCCTAACGCTCATTTTATTCTCCTAACCATGCATCAAATATAGCTCTTCAAAAAATGCCGGAACAGTATCTTTGGCCCGACCGATTCGCTTGTCATTGAAGATATGCGATGCATGGTCAGGAGTCAAGTTGATATACACCTTCTTGGAGTGAAAATGTGCTTTCTTGACCATACCAGCAGCCGGATAGACGTTTCCAGAGGTTCCAATGGCAATGAAGTAGGCAAGCCGTTCCCCATTTGCATCTTTCCGCAAAAACCGATTCAATTCAAATTCGTTGATTTCAATGTCTTCACCAAAGAAAACAACGTCTGGCCGAATTGACCGAGTTTGACCGCAATCCCGGCAAGCTTCATTGATATCGTGAACATAGCCTTTTGTTACCCGGAAATATTCGCCGCAATTGATGCAATACATCTTGTATAGATCACCATGCATTTTGATTACTGGCGAACCAGCAAGCTCATGGTAGTTGTCGATATTTTGCGTAACCAAAACAACATTATTTTTGGTTTTCTTCTGATATTCCGCAATAGCGTAATGCGCCGCATTCGGTTCATGCGAATCAGATTCATGCCGCCGCATGTTGTAGAAATTGTTCACCAGTTCTGGATTTTTTTCAAAAGCGCCAGCAACGCAAACATCTTGAAGATTGTGATTCGCCCAGATTCCAGAATTAACGTCCCGAAATGTTTGCATTCCACTATCTGCGGAAATTCCTGCTCCGGTGAGTATAAATATATTCATGATTCTTCTCCTTTTCATTCAGAAGAACACTATAGACTTATATCCATTCCATGTCAAGAGGAAACATATGCCCTTCATAAATTACATGACGCCCAACAATTTCATTGGAAGTGTCAAGAGATTGCCCAATACAACATTCACTTTGCAGAAGACAAATATTCCATCAATTTCTGCAAACGCAATAACTCAGCCAACACCATTGAACCCACTAAGAGTGCCTTATGATAAGTTGGATTATCATGAGCTAACATGGTCTTTTCTTGTTGATGAGAAAATGGAAAACTATATGGAATTATTTGATTGGATGCATCACATAGCTTTCCCACAAGATCATTCACAATACAAGAAAAATGACTTGAAATATGATCTAAAATCTGATATAAGTGTTATTATACTTAACAGCAGCAAAAACCCTGCTATAAATGTAACATTCTTTGATGCTTTCCCGTCTGGATTGAGCGATCTTAACTTTGATAATGCTCTTACAGACACTAAGCCTTTAATAGTAGATGCTACATTTAACTATAATTATTACACTATTGAAAGATATTAATAAAGGATATAATATGGCTATTACAATTGACACTATAAATGAAGAGTGGTCCAAAGATTCCGAAGATTTTAGAACAGACCCCGACCTATCAAAACATTCCAGAAATCAGCTTAGTTTGCACCAGAAATACTACAGCATGTTGGTCAAGATGGTGTCTAAGAAGAATAAACTAAATTCTCTATATGCAGAATTAAAATCCAACAAAATAGATTATTACTCTGGTGAAATGGACCTACCAAAAATGAAAGAACTTGGCTGGCCTGTTTATGGCAAACGTCTAGTTAAATCAGAAGTATCAAAAGTGATGGACGCAGACCCAGACATAATAAAGTTTATCGAAACTATTGCGGAAACCGATAATTGCATAAGATACCTAGAAGACATAGTTAAAAAGCTAAACCAAAGATCATTCGATATAAAAAACATCATAGAATACGAAAAATTTGTGTCAGGAGTAGCCTGATGATTCACTATGTTTATAAAGTCACAGACATAGATGGCAGATTTTATATTGGAAAAAGAACTACATCTAGATATGAAGATGCTCTTGAAGACCCATATTTAGGTAGCGGTAAATGGATACAAACTCATGAAAATAAGACAAACTTAACTAAAGAAGTCATAGAATATTGTGGATCGGACGAAGAAAATGTAGTTAGAGAAGAATTTCATATACTAAATAACTATCAAAATAGTTTATGTATGAACTTGTGCTTGAATGCCAATCCACCGAAATATTCTGGTAAAACGCATCCTATGTATGATCCTACAATATATAAATGGGGTAATGCAGATGGAAGAGTGGAATATGCGACGATTTACGACATGTCTAAGAAATATAATAGTAAAACTGGTTTTAGTCAAGTTAAGCTAAATATCATAAGAAGCTATAAAAACTGGTTCATTATGGAAGAAAATGACACAATAACTGAGGATTACTTGAATTATAAACTTAGAATAAACGACCATCACTATAAATTAGATAAAAATAAATATGATTTCATTTCACCTAATGGTGAAAAAATGTCCCTCACTAGAAGTGAATTTAATAAACTATCAGGAAATGTTGCTTCATTAACAAACCTTTTAAATGGCAAAGAGAAAAGCTACAAAGGTTGGAAACTAGCATCTACAATAGATGATTTTGATAGAACTAAAAACTTTAACAAAGATGTTAAAATATACAAGTTTTTTAACACAAAAACAAAAGAAACAATGGAATGCACTAGACACGAATTTATTAAAAATACTAATATACCAGTAACAAGTGTAAGCAACCTGTTAACAAACAAAACTAAGAAATGTAGAGATTGGATATTGAATGGCTGATATTAAGGTAACTATCAAAAATGCTATACATCTTCATGTAGAAGCTGATAGAGGCATTTTACAGGAAATTTCTGATTATTTCACTTTCAGACCAAAAAACTACCAACACCACCCAAAATACCGCAATCGCATCTGGGATGGTTATATACGTATATTCTCTACCAAAGACCAGAGCTTGTATGTTGGCCTCATAAATTTATTAAAAAAGTTTGCGGATGAACGTGAATACACTATTGACATACACAAGGATGTGTTTTACGGTGACGCTGTAACCGAGGAAGATATCACGAATCTCGCTACCAAGCTAAAGATACCATACACTCTGCACGACTATCAAGCGAAATATATTACCGACGCGATAAAAGATGGCAGAAGCTTGAACCTCAGTCCGACCAGTTCCGGTAAATCTTTAATTCAATATATCATCGCAATGTTTTATATCATAAATTATGATGTAAGAGTTTTGATTGTAGTTCCTAGAATACAGTTGACTAAACAAATGGTCAGCGACTTTGTTTCATATAATTGCCCAAGAGAATTCATAGGGATGATGGGCGATGGCGTTAATGATGATCCCGGCACAAAAATAGTTGTTTCAACATGGCATACTTTGGTCAAAAAGGACAGCAAGTTCTTTTCTGAATTTGGATGTGTGTTGGGAGATGAAGCGCATACGTTCGACTCTAAATCACTCACAACAATAATGGACTCTTTGCCAGAATGTTATTTCAGACATGGATTTACTGGAACAATATCTTCCGAATCAAAAGTGCATAGACTGAACCTTGAAGGCATGTTTGGCAAGATACGCAAATACATTTCTACTAAAGAGATGATTGACAATAACGTAACTGCAAAATTCAAAATCAAGGCAATACTGTTAAATCATACAAAAGATGAAAAGAAAAGATTTAGAGAAGCATTGAAACAGCTAGAGAATGACAACAAGATTCATAATAGCAAAAAAGGTAAGATGAAATATCCTTTGGAGAAAGCATTTTTGAAGGCTAGTGATTCTAGAAATGAGTTCATTAAAAATCTTGTTGCATCATTAGATGGGAAGAACAATTTGATTTTGTTTGATGATGTAGACACTCATGGTAAAATACTTGCTGAAATGTTTGAAAGAGAAGGAAGAGTAGTATTCTTTATTCATGGCAAAGTAGATGTTGACGTTAGAGAAGAAATGAGACAGCAGATAGAATCTAATCCAGAAAAAGTATATGATATTGTTGCTTCATCAGGAACCACGTCTACTGGTGTTTCAATTAAAAGAATTGACAATGCCATATTTGCATCTGGAACCAAAGGTGAAGTTAAAACATTGCAGTCTATAGGTAGATTACTTAGAAAAGGTAATGGATCAGATGATACTGTCCTTTATGACATAGGCGACCTATTGACAAGCAGCACAAACAATGGTAACTATTCATACCAGCATTTTGCTAAAAGACTTGAGATATATGCAGAAGAAGGTTTTGAGGTTAAAGTCTACACTGTAGACCTATAGTGCGAATCACTGTCACTATGGTTATTATAATCTACTCTAAAATAGGGTAAGAGTCAAGAAGAAAAAAATAAATCGACAAAGTTCAATTTTCTTCTTGACTCTTGGCTCGATTTACGTTATAACATTTATAATCCCTAAGAATCATAAAGAATCATAATACTAATATTACTATAGAGTCTAGTATTATGTATAGAATCTTATGATTCTTAATGAGTCTTATAGAGTCGTAAGATTCTGTAAAGTAATGAAAAACGCTTCGCGTTTTCGGGCTTCGCCCGTCATAATTATTTGATTCTGTTAGATTCTATAGAGTCGTTATAGAATCTTATGATTCTTTTTCATTTATTACTGTTATAACATGGTTGACAACATCATGCACATCGTGTATGATGAAGGCTGTTTTGAGAATCACAAGTAAAATATGAAGAAGGAAACTCTAATGAGTAAAGAAAAATTCGAAATCTTATCCCCACGTGAGCATGTGAGGAAAAGACCGGGAATGTATGTAGGTTCTGTTTCCAAAGAAACAATTGAAGGTTTTGTTCTAGGAAAATACGAGAAGGTAACATATGTTCCAGCAGTTCTGAAAATCATATCAGAAATTTTAGATAACTCTGTCGATGAAGCAATTAGAACACAATTTAAATTTGCGAATAAGATTGATGTTTCCATTGATGGCGAAGAGATAACCATTACAGATAATGGTCGCGGTATTCCACAAGATGAAGTTGTAGATTCTAATGGCGTAAAACTATTGCGTCCAGAAGCAGCATGGACCCGCGTTAATGCTGGCACGTCTTTTGATGACGAAAGAACAACAATCGGTGCTAACGGTGTAGGTAGCTCATGCACAAACTTCATGTCGAAAACTTTTGTAGGAAAAACTTGGAGAGATGGTCAGTCGGTGACAGTAAAATGTTCTGATGGTGGCCTTAATATTAAAACTACAAAATCAACCAAAGCAGGAAACGGAACACAGGTTTCATTTATTCCTGACTATGATCTTATGGAATGCAATTCAATTAATGATTTTGATACCATTCGTCTTCTTAAAGATCGACTAATTTCCCTTTCAATGTGTTTCCCTGAAATAAAGTTTACTTTCAACGGTAAAAAAGATTTCTTCGATGGTGTCACCACATTCAAAGCTTATGCTGAAAAATTTGGTCCAGAAGGCGGAAGTCAATTTGTCTCATCAACTGATGATGTTTCATTCCTCATTACTGGCTCAGAAGATGGTTTCCGTCAAAATTGCTTCATCAACGGTGTGAATACTCGTCTTGGTGGCGCATACGTCGATTATGTCATTAATGGCACTATTGATGAAATGACTGCCATGATTAAGCGCAAGTATAAAGTGGAAGTATCCAAATCGACTATCAAGAATGGCATCACCTTTGTAATTTTCGCAAGAAATTTCGTCAATCCAAAGTATGATTCTCAAACCAAAGAACGCCTGACCAATACTATGACACAGGTGCGTGACCACTTCCAGAAGTCTTTTAAATACGACTTCAAGTATATCGCAAAGAAGATCATGGACATGGAAGACGTTATTGGTCCCATTGTTGAAGCTCAACTTAACAAAAAAGAAGCGGAAGCTGCACGTGAAGCAGCTATTGCACAAAAGAAACTTAAAAAGGTAAAAGTAGCCAAGCACATTGCTGCAAGTGGAAAAAATGCAACTCTATTCTTGGTAGAGGGTGATTCGGCTCTAGGCTTTGGCATTAAGATCAGAAATCCAGATACTACAGGGTTCTTCCCGCTTCGCGGTGTTTCTCTTAATGCTTGGACAGAAACCCCTGCAAAGGTTCTGGCAAACAAAGAGTTTAGCGACCTAATCAATATCCTTGGTTTGAATATTAATGACCCCAATTCATATAAAAATATGACATACCAGAATGTGGCTATTTTGTCAGACGCAGACCATGATGGTGAGAAGATTGCAACCTTGCTTCTAGGTTTCTTTTATAAATTCTGGCCGGGTATGGTGAAAGATGGTAGATTAAAGCTGACTAGAACGCCAATCATGATTTCTACAAATGGGAAAGATACCAAGTGGTTCTATTCCTATGATAGCGCAAATGAGTTTAAAACTGATTCAAAAGGATATACTCATCGTTATATCAAAGGTCTTGCGTCTTTGCGAGAGAAGGAGTATGATGTGGTGATTAACAAGCCTACACTAGACACGCTTGCGGTGAGTGATCCATCTCTTCTAGAGATGATGTTTGGTAATAATGCAGATGTTCGCAAGGAGTTTATGTTTAAATGACAAGTGCAGATAAAATATATGATATTGTAGAATTGGCTAATAAAGAGTGGAAAAACTTCGCTCTTTATACAGTTGAATCTCGCGCAATTCCCAACATGATTGATGGTTTGAAACCGGTTCAAAGGTTTTATCTATATTCATCAATTGTAAACTCAAAGAAAATATTTGAGAAAGTAAGTGCAATTTCTGGTGTTGTATCGAAATATGGATACAATCATGGTGAGACTTCATGTGCCGGTGCCGGTCAGCTAATGGCAGCAGATTGGTATAACAATGTAGTTATTATTGAGAGTGAAGGTAGCTTTGGTTCCCGTCTTGTTCAAGAGGCTGGTGCGCCGCGCTATACTTACACTAGATTGCATGAAAATTTCTACAAATATTACACTGACTTTGATCTATCTCCGGTCCATTATGATCCAGAGCATTTGCCTCCTACGTTCTATGTCCCTATCATTCCTATGGTTTTGATTAATGGAGCAAAAGGTATTGCTACAGGGTTTGCCACAAACATTCTTCCTCGCGATGAAAAAGAAGTGGCGAAAGCATGTGCTGAATATATCAAAACTGGAAAGATCAAGACTACGCCGAGGGTCAAGTTTCCGCAATTTAACGGAACGGCAGAATTTGGTGATGATGGGCGACTATACATTACTGGAAAGATTGTTAGAAAAAACAAGACAGAGTTTACGGTGACAGAGGTTCCTTATGGATACGACCGTGAGAAATTTGTTAACGTATTGAACAAGCTTGAAGACGATGGCGTAATCATGTCATATGTTGATAAGTGTGATAAATCAGGTTTTCGTTTTGAAGTCAAGTTGAAGCAGGCGAATGGTGGTTGGAGTGATGAGCGAATCATCAAAGAATTGAAACTTCAAACAACTGAGACTGAAAACATCACTGTAATCAATCATGAAGGCAAGCTAAAGGTCTATGATGATGTTAAGGAATTGATTAAAGATTTCTGTGAGTATAAGAAGACCATCCTTCAAAAGCGCATTGATACCAAGGTTTCTGAAATTTCAGAAGAAATGCGTTGGAAGAAAGTCAAGATGTATTTCATCATGGCAGTTTTGGATGATAAGATCAAGTTCAAGAACAAGACAAAGGATGATGTAGCTGCACAAATCATGAAAGAAGTCAAGGGTGTTAAGGAAGAAGATATTGACAAGCTTCTAAGAACAAACATTATCAGCCTTACATCTGAGATGGTTTCAGAACTAGCTTCCGAGATACTTGCATCTAGTGAAACTCTTAAATTCTGGAAAGATACAACGGTTGAAGAGCAATATCTATCTGATTTGAAAGGACTATAAAATGTCTAAACATATCATCCACGTGAACAGACAAAATATTGCAATGAACAAACAGGACGGCAAAAATCGTCCTGTTTATACTGTTAAGTCAAAGGGTTACACAAAAGCTCGCTACGCCAATGAGATTTCTATTGACGGGCCTTGCAAGATGGTATACAACCCTAGTGGACTCGCATGTGGAGCGAAAGCTTACATAGAGACTGATTCGGATATCACTTTGGTAGACGAAACTGATTTTAAGGGATCGCGTGAAGTATAGGAGATTGACATGTTCATTGTAGTGCCGTTTGGCAGTCAAGTTTACGGTAAGACCACAGAAAATTCTGACAAAGATTTCTATATGATTTCTTTTGGAACATCTGGATATAAAAACAAGATTGTTGATGGTTCTGATTATCACGATGTTGGTAGTTATCATTTCCAAGAGATGCTTGACAATCACGATATTGCTGCTATAGAAGTTTACTCTCATTCTGATGCTGTTCAGAATGATTTTAAATTCGTAGTAGATAGTGAGAAACTTCGCCGTTCAATCTCTGCTGTTGTATCCAACAGTTGGGTGAAGGCAAAAAAGAAGATGGCTCAAGGTGACGACTATATTGGGCGAAAGTCTATGTGGCATTCTATAAGAATTTTGATGTTCGGCATTCAGATTGCCAAGCATGGCAAAGTGGTAGATTTTACAGAAGCGAACGAATTTTATGATGATATCGTTTTGTCTGGAAAGTCTCATCAAAGACTGGTAGATACATATAAACCTTTAATGAACCAGAAGCAAAGTGAGTTTCGAGTTCTTGTTCCTAAAACTTGGTAATTATTTTGATGAAATTAATGTCAGTAGAAGAAGGCTACATTGAAGCTTCAAAAATGATTCCGGGTGAAGTGGTTGTAATGGGTCCGACACAATGTCATAAGAAAAAAGTTAAGCCTCTTATCAATTTCACTGCCACGACATTTTATGATTATGAACTAGAAAAATTTTTGGGGTTTGCCCCTCATGCTATTGCTACTCATACAGGTGTATGTTACGAAACTTTGACAGGAGAGAAACTAGAAAAGAAAGATTGGCTTATTTTACAAAATGGGTCAAAAAAAGAACGAGAAGAACACTTTGCACTTAAACTGAAATCTTTCATCGAAAGGAATAAATTATGAGCGTAGTAGAAAATGTAGAGGAACATGAAGATGGGTCAGCTACTTTCACCATTGAAGTTACTGACGAAGAAAAAGAACGGTTGGTGGAACTAGGTGTAAATTACGCCATTATTCTAGCAATGTTTAATACAAACACTAGTGAAGTAATCAAAGTTTTAGAAGAACACTTTAAAGAAGGATAATATATCATGGCATCTAGAATCAGTGAAACAAGCAAAAAAGGATTAATCCATCCTCCAAAATGGCTACCTGACAATGTTCATTATGAAGTTATCACTGGTTCTACTGCATATGCGGTTTCTAGTGACACGTCAGACATGGACGTAGTTGGATTTTGCATTCCTCCGAAGGAGTTGATCTTTCCGCATCTAGCGGGCGATATTCCGGGTTTTGGTCAGCAAAAACAAAGGTTTGAGCAATTTCAGCAACACCATGTTTTTGATAAAGACAAAAATCAAGAATATGACTTTACTATTTACAGCATTGTCAAGTTCTTTGATCTATGTATGGATAACAACCCAAACATGGTGGACACTCTTTTCGTTCCGCAACGCTGTGTGTTGTTTGCAAGTAAAATTGCACAGCACGTCAGGGATCGTCGCAAGATGTTTTTGCACAAGGGTTCATACCACAAATTCCGTGGATATGCATATTCACAGTTGAAAAAGATTGAAAGTAAATCAAACTCTTCCAACCCAAAGCGTCAAGAATCTATTGATAAATTTGGTTTTGACGTTAAATTTGCATATCACATCGTTCGCTTGGCACTTGAGGCAGAATATATCTTGATTAATCATGATCTTGATATTGAAGCAAACTCGGAGATTTTGAAGTCTGTTCGTCGTGGTGAATGGTCCTTTGAAAAAATTAATCAATGGTTCAATGATAAGGAACGTGCGCTTGAAGAATTGTATTCAAAATCAACTCTTCAAAACAAGCCAGATGAAGATGCTATCAAGAGAGTTCTTCTAGAATGTCTAGAAATGCATTACGGGAGTATGGATGCTGCTGTAGTGCTGAACAGAGAGGGCGATCATTTAGCAAAAGAAATGATTTCTTTGCTGAACAAGCACGGTTACTATTGACAACTCTTCTGTTGTGGTGTATAAGAATGTATCACAACAGAAGGGTATTTTCATGTGCAGGAACAATCGCTATTTTGAAGTCTTGGCGGATGTAGCTAAAGACCTTGAGCCAGTGAGCAAGGCTAAAGTAGTTGCCTGTATTGTTTATAAAAAGCGTATTGTGGCTATTGGTATGTCGCAATACAAAACTCATCCTTTTCAGAATGAGTATAAGAAAAACGACCATGCGGTGTATCTTCATGCCGAAGTTGATGCTATCAACAAGGCTAAGAAACGTCTAAGTGCAGCGGAGCTTTCCAAGTCTTCGATCTACATTTGCAGGGTCAAAAAGGATGTTACGCGAAAGAAAGATACGTTTGGTATCGCCAAACCTTGCTCTGGTTGCTCTAAGTGTATTTCCGCTCATGGTATTAAAAATGTATATTATACGAATAACACCGAAACTTTCAACCTGTCCTATACGTTTAGTGAATGGAGTTAATTATGGAATATCATTTTGTCGATGTGAATGAGATAAACGAGGATGTAATGATAGACCCGTTAAAGGTTTTCGTTCTATCTGCGGCGGTTGAACTTCAAGAAATCATTGAAGTAGATTTTCAAAAGCTGGTTGATTTTGTTGCATCAGATAATATAATTACTAGCGAAGTTTACGGTGAATGGTATAGATGGGGAGATAGAAAAGATTATGCACGTGGGATTAGTGGCGACACTCTTTTGCGCGAAAATTTCTTCGATGCTATTGCTAAGACAGTTACACAAAAAAGGTATTCTAAATGGCCGTCATATGGCTGGACTGACGAAGCGAAGCGAGAGTTTAAAGAAGTTTTTAAAGAAAGCGTAAAGCAAAAATTTGATTACGATTTAGATGATAATTTTATCTAACCAAGTAATTCTTGCAAATTCTAAGTAGTTTTTAGCTTCATCAGGTGTCATATTAAACCACTCGCCAGACAGTCTCTTGTATGAAAGTTCTAAATGGATTTTCTTTTCAAGTTGTCTGGTTTTGTCAGTGGAACATTCTATTTTGTAATGAACAAATAGCTCATCGGGATTTCCAGTTTGTAACTGCTTTAGTCTTTTACTAACATCTTTACTGAAACCGATCTTCTGTCTATTTGTATTGTTGCCTATGACGTATAAAAAGCTCATAACATTTCCTTTCGTAAAAATACATAATATCACAATATAAAATATAAGTCAATAATGGAGAGTATAAATGATGACAAAAGAAAAGTCTGTAGAAGAAATTCTGTTTCTAACAGATGGAAAAGAAAACATCATTTGCCATCCATATTCAATTGAGAATATGAAGAGAATGGCAAGTGAGCTAGGTATCAAGAGTTCATGGTTCAAAAAAGATACTTTTGTGGTTCCAAAAGAATTTTTAGAAACAAACGAAGATAAACTAGACAAAGTGTCCTCTCAAACTCTTTTTCGAACACTAAAAAACATGTCATGATACATGACATGTTTTTATTTTTAAAAGGACACCCGAATGAATAATGAAATAAGAAAACTGATAAACGATTTTATTAAAGCCATAGAGGCTCTTTTATTATGGTTTAAAACTGCACTAAAGGATTTGGACAGTGGAGAAGAAGAACCGTTACCAGAACAAGTAGCACCAAAAGTTGTTGAAATTCCATCAATAAGACCTTCAATTGGAGAAGTAGGAACAGTATACGAATTAGATTTAGGTGAGTATTCAGGCACTCAACCAATCAAAGTCGAAGGGTTCTTATACATAGATGGTCATGATATATCAAGTGAAATTGTAGACGGAAAATATACTTCAACTACAGATGGTGATTTGATTTGGGTAGTTAAAGCTTCTAATTCAATAGAACCTGATTATACTTTTGAGGCACAAGCAATTATACTGAAAAAAGAAGAACCTGTTGATCCAATTGATCCAGAAGAACCTGTTGACCCGGTTGATCCTGTCGATCCCGAAGAGCCGACAAATGGTTGGAATGTATCTGTTAAAGATAATTCAATAGAAATTCTTAATTCACCTTTCCCATCTAGTCCAAAAGCACATGCTGCAAATGGCGGAATTATTGTAGGCGAAGGTGATTATCAAGAAGAACCTCCCGTAGAACCAGAAGAACCGGAAGAACCTGCCCTTGGGTGGGATGTTTCTGTTTCTAATAACGAAGCAACCATTAAATCATCTCCTTTCCCGTCAACACCTAAAGCACATGCTGCAAATGGTGGAATTATTGTGGGTGAAGGTAATGTTCAAGTAGAGCCACCAGTTTCAACAAATTCTGGCCCTTCCGTTGCATTAGGATTAAATGGTATCGCAGATTGGGAAGCAGCACAACCTTTCATAAACGTAATGAAATGTAGCAGAAGATGGGAAGGTAGATCAGCAACTAGTTTCGGCCAAAGAAGCTTCAACAATCTTAGAGATAATGGTTTCTTGAACAGCGACGGTTATCCAGTTGCCGTTCCGAGCGATTGCACACATGTAAGTGCTATCATTTTATGTGAAATTGCTACTGACAACACTTCAATAAATGGAAGATATCGCTTGACATGGGACGGCGATGCTGATATAAGAGTAGGTGGAAATGTTAGAAACGTTACGTCAGGTTCAAACTGGAAAGAATTTGATTTTGTCGCAAATGGCGGCGGAATTGTAACAGTAGATGTTTACCAAATAAGAGGCACCGGTGGTATAAGAAATATTGAATGCGTCAAGAATGATTTGCGTGAAATATACGACAGGGGCGAAATATTCAGACCACAATGGATGAATATGATTAAAGATTTTAGAGTTGTTCGATTCATGGATTGGGCAGCAACAAATGATTCCACTCAATCAGATTGGAATTCAAGAACAAAACCATCATATTTTACTTGGGCAGTTGGTGTTCCAGTAGAAGTAATGGTTGCACTAAGTAATAAAATTGGCGTTGATCCTTGGTTCAACATTCCACATTTGGCTACCGATGACTATATCAGAAAGTATGCAACATATGTGGAAAGTCAATTAAATCCAAAGCTAAGACCTTATTTTGAATATTCAAATGAAGTTTGGAATTGGCAGTTCCAGCAAGCGCACCACGCTCATCGCATGGGTCAGCAATTGTTTGGAAATAACGTTGGTGATGCTTGGGTTCAATATTACGGCGCAAGATCATCTGAAATGGCAATGATAATTCGAGATGTGTATAAAAACTCTAACAAGAAATTCTACACAGTATTGAGCGCACATACCGGTTGGGTAGATTTAAACTCAGGTATGTTGAATGCTCCTAATTGGGTAGCTCTTGGTGGCGGTAGAAAAGCACCAAAAGAATATCATGATTTTTACGCAGTTACAGGATATTTTGATGGCGGTCTAAACAATCCCGCAAATGTTGAAGTAATCAAGCAATGGCGTAGACAATATAGTGAAACAGAAGTGTTTAATAGATTGCGCGATCAAATCATGAGTTCAAGATATATTAAATCGCAAGATATTAATGATTTTGATGCTCTTCAAGATATTTGGCGCAGAAATAAACAACTGGCAGATAGTGCTGGTCTAGGATTGATAATGTATGAAGGTGGTAGCCATGTGGTTCCAAACCATGCTGCAATAGATGCCGATCCATCATTATTTGATTTTTATGTAAGATTCCACTATTCTGAACAGATGGGTGAACTATATCGAGAGATAATGAAAAGATTTAAGGATTCCGGTGGCATTTTCTTCAACGTATTCGTTGAAATGACTAGACCGGGAAGACATGGAATTTGGGGTGCTACAAGATATGTTGGTGATAATAACCCAAGATGGAATGCAGTAGTCCAATACAATAGAACAGTTCCCGGTCCAGCCGGGAGAGATGAATCAGACTTTATAGGGTGGCTTGATGGGTCAACATGGACCCCACCAACACCACCACAATTAAATTGAATTAGGAGAATTGATGCCGTATTTTTTAATACCGTCTAACGACGAAGAAAATAGAGATATATCTAATGCAAGATTTTATCCAAACGCTACACAAGGTAGCACAATAACTGGATTTTCAAATAATACACCATATAGAATTTATTCTTTAACCGAAGGTCCAACTATAACACCATCAGCAAATGCTAGACCAGTAATTGTTGATTTTACACAATCCGAAACACTTTCATACTTGGCCGTCCCAAGTATGAATAGTGGAAATAGCTTGAATGGAGCTTCCTTCTACACTAATATGGAACCCGGTTCAACCCTTAGCGGACTACAAAATGGAGTTGCATACAGAGTTTTCTCTTGCCTTGCAGGACCGATTGTGGTATCAGAGGTTGAAGAAGTCGAAGAACCAGAAGAACCAGAGTTGCCAGAAGAGCCAGAACTACCGGAAGAACCTGAACAACCAGAAGAGCCAGAAACTCCACCTACAAATCCGTCAACTGGACAGTTAAGGGTTGCATCTTCCGACAGACAGCGTTATATTCACTCAGGCCATAGTTTGATGGATAGTTATTTCCATCGTGGCGGTGAATGGCCGGGCGGTATGATGCGTGTGACTACAAGCATACATCCTAATGCTGTTGGAGGAACACGTGCTGCATTTGAACCACAGGCTACGCATTATAAGTCAACAATGCCCGGTTCAGCTACAATGTGGCGTTGGCTTCACTATAACAGTGCAGATGTGAACGCACGTGATAATATGAATCAATATGATGGTCTTGTTATTACTGAGCGTGGACTAAATGATGTTGGCGTTGCTCCACCGGATCATGACGTATTTTTTGAAGACTTGTTCTACGAAATGAAATTCGCCATAGCAGCATGGAGAGATGGCAAAAAAGACCTTAGACCTACTGAATACATTCTATGGAGTATATGGCCTGCTTTGGATATGAATAATAACAATCCACTTCCATTGCTTATGGATTATGAGCGTAGATTTAAATATAGAGCAGACTACATTACTTGGAAAATGCATCAATTGTTCCCAGATTTGCCGGATGATTGGCGCGTATGGATAGCACCGGGTCATCGTTTCATGCTTCGTGTATGGCAAGATACTATAAATGGAACATCACCATTTAGAATGCCTTTGACTACACTATTTGGCGATGGAACAGGTTCGGACAAAATACATCCAAATGATGTTATATGTTTCGGAACAACCATATTCATAACAACAATGCTATATCAGGTAGATCAAAGAACACTTAGTAGACCGCATCGCCCTGACTACGTAACTGAGGCACAAGCCGATTATTTCCGTAGAATTTCATGGGAAATTATGAATGAATATGGTCCAGCAGGTATGGGCGGTTCACAAGGTAATGAAGTTTACTGGAAACCGGAAGATGGTGATTGGTTCCCAACACTGAATACAGTTTCAGCTTGGAATAATGGTAGACATACAGACGGTGTTAGACCTAGCGGAAATTCTAACCCTGTAACTCCACCACCAACACCAACTCCTACACCGACCCCAACACCTGAAACACCACCATCTGGCGGAACAGATACAACTTTGCCAAATGACACTTTCATTCGTTGGGATTCCACTGGTTATCAAGGTCCAACAAAAACAGGTAATAATCCTACAGTTGTAAATGGATATTTGAGAGCAACATCTGCAATGGATCAAAATCCACCATCTTTCAACTATACAGATGAGAGCGATATCTATGTTGCATATCAAGTCCAGCTAATAAGAAATGGAACAGAAAATTCTATTCCAACTGTATTTGGTCTAAACTATGGAAACAACTCTTGGGACAACTTGGTATTGTGTGGTGTAAATGGTCATGTAAGTTCTCCTTTGATTAGCTACAACCCAACAAGTAACTGGTTGGATCGCTTGGATGTAACTGGTGGCACAACTAACAATCGTGTATGGGTTACAGTAGAAAGTTGGATTAGAAATGATGTTATATATCATGCAATCAATGGTGAAGTTGTAAACCAAAGAACCATTCCGGCACAACATTTCAGAATTAGAAAACCGTCTAAAGCTGTAATGTTCAGCGGAGTTGCACCTAACATGGAACTAAATGTAAGGGGGTTGGTTGTAATGAAGAGAGTTCCAACCAACGCAGAAAGAACCAATATCAGAAATTGGGTAACAAAAACAACCTGATTTAGATTAAAATTCAAACAAAAAAGTTGCACAGATGTAAAATTTGTGCAACTTTGCATATAAATAATAGTTATCCCAATGACAATTTACGCTGATATAGCACAGTGGTAGTGCGCTTTCTTGGTAAGGAAGAGGTCGTGAGTTCAATCCTCACTATCAGCACCATTTAGTAGTTGACTTCCAGATGCGAATCGGCTATAACGTCCTCATCGAACGGAAGAAGCAAGAAACCAACGGTTGCAGACGCGACACTGGAAAGAAACACTTCCCAAGATGAAATAGCACTTGACAGCGAAAGCGAACAGTGTTATAAAGGTTTCAACGTAAGACGAAACCAGCTTTTTGAAAATTTAGTAACGCAGGATAGGTTAGTCCGATGACCCTGCAAAGTATCTGCCAGAGAGTCTGGACCGCATGATAAACTACGTTTGTCATGATGGAAAGGCGCACAGATGTTCATACGGTTAGTATCTTGGCTTAGAAATAACCCAAGATAGGTCGTATGAACTAGAAATCGTCGGGCAGATATCGTATAGATGATCCTTGGATACGCCGAAGTTGTCAACGCGAAAGCAAAGATAACACTGGCCGACCAAAGATC